TGGGCAACGAAAGTAGAAGTCACTCCATCGATCAAACAACTGACCGCAAAATATAACCTCGAGGCTGATGCTAAGGGATGGCTCAAAGTGAAATCAGAACAAACTATTCACAACTTCATTTACAGAGAAGACATTCAGGAGCTTTGGTGGGGACACCGCTACGGTGAACTAAAAGCAAAAGAGAAATATTCGGTTCAGAATAAAACCTTTATGCCTACAATGCGCGACTCGCTTTGGTATTCGGATGGTACAAAACTGAACTACTACTATTTGACCGAAGATGGCAAGATGGAAACCTGTACAGTTTATGAAGTAATGGATTGCTACTCGGAGGTAATGATCGGTTACCACATCAGTAAAACCGAAGATTACGAGGCTCAGTTTTTTTCGTATAAAATGGCACTCCAGACAAGCGGACAAAAACCTTACGAGATCCGCTACGACAACCAGGGAGGGCATAAGAAACTTCAAAACGGCAACTTCCTCGGTTCGGTCGCACATCTTTCGATCCCTACGATGCCCTATAATGGAAAGAGTAAAACCATTGAAAGCGCCTTCGGACGTTTCCAGGCTGAATACCTTAAACGTGACTGGTTTTTTACAGGTCAGAACATCACCGCTAAAAAAGAAGAAAGCAAAGCAAACCTTGAATTTATCCTGGCGAATAAAGCCAATCTTCCAAGCCTTCAGGAAGTGAAGGAACGCTATAAAATGCGTCGTAACGAATGGAATACAGCAAAACACCACAAAACAGGTATTTCCAAACTTGAAATGTACCGCACAAGCGTCAATCCACGTGCTACGAAGATTGACATGATGGATATGGTTGAACTCTTCTGGATTGAGCGTAAAGAGCCGATTACCTGCAACGCCTACGGTATCTCCTTCAGGGAAAAGAATATCAAATACGATTACCTGGTATACAAAGAGGCAGGACGAGTTGATGTTGAATTCATGCGCAAAAGCATTGACAAGAAATTCACGATCCGGTTTGATCCGGACGACATGAGCATGATCTACCTGTATGAAAACACAGCTTCCGGATTGCGGTTTGTGACGGCTGCCGAAACTAAAATCGGAACATTCAGAAATATTCAGGAGCAGGAAGATTGGGAGGCTGAATACATCAAGAACCTTGAGATCGCCAATAAAACGGCACGTGTCGCAACCAGGGATAAAATGGACGCTATTCTTGAAGAGCATGGTTTACTTCCTGAGCAAAACGGACTATTTAGTCCAACCATCAAGGGTATTGAGAAGAAAACAAGAGCGAAGGCCGGCGAAATTGGCAAATATCAAAAAGCGGTCAGCTACGCAGAGAACGAAGAGGACTATTCGAAGACAGAACTTTATAAGAACATGTAATAACGGTAAAACTAAAACGATGATCACAGAATTAAACAAACAGCAAGTAACAGAAAAATTAAAGGAGTATTGCGATCGCTACGAGTCTCAAAACAAAGCAGCGAAAAGCCTTAACGGTGTTAGCTCCGCAACAATCAGCCAGGCGCTCAATAACAACTGGGAGTTAATCTCCGACGAAATGTGGCGCAACATTGGATCCCAAATCGGATACAGCGAGAATGAGTGGGTGGCTGTAGAGATCCGCGATTTTAAACGCCTTAATGGGCTTTTGGCAGACTCGCAGAATTTTGGGAATGTGTTTGCTGTTACAGGTGAAGCCGGAAGCGGGAAAAGCTTTGCACTTCGCCAGTTTGCAAACGATAACAAGCGCGTTTACTTACTCCAGTGTTACGAGTACTGGAACCGCAAAATGTTCCTTCAGGAGTTGCTCAGCTCGCTTGGACGCGACTACTCGGGTTACACGGTTGGTGAGATGATGACAGAAGCGGTTCGCGTGTTGAAGACTCAGCATTGTCCACTCATTATCATGGATGAGGCAGACAAGCTAAGTGACCAGGTACTTTACTTTTTCATCACGCTCTACAACCAATTGGAAGATCGTGCCGGCATCGTTCTGTGTGCAACTGATCACCTCGCCAAACGGATCAGACGCGGTTTGAAACTCAACAAAAAAGGGTACAAGGAAATCTACAGCAGGATTGGACGGAAGTTTATTGAGCTCAGCGGTCCGGGATCCTCAGACATTGCATCGATCTGCCTTGCAAACGGGATTACCGAAAAATCAAAAATCAAAGACATCATCGAGAAGAGTGAGTTTGACCTTCGCAGGGTAAAAAGACTCATTCACGCTCAAAAGCAAATCGACAAACAAGCGGCTGTTTAATCAGCAGTTAAACGTTCTTTAAATGGCTGTAAAAAAAATGAACCGGGCAGTTTCAACAGAGGATCTGCTATCCCGCCATTTTAAGCTGATGGAGCTTGAGGGCGAATGGAAAGATCTGATAGGCGAACCGGAAAGGAATGGTGTATGGCTCATTTGGGGAAACTCAGGAAACGGGAAAACACGTTTTTGTTTGATGCTTGCCAAGTACCTCACACGCTTTGGTCGTGTCGCCTACAACACACTGGAAGAGGGGGCCCGCCGCAGTATGCAAAAGGCGGTGACAGAAGTTGGCATGAGTGATCTTCCAAAGTTAAGGTGTCCCATCTTCCTCAACCGTGAACCAATCGAGGAGCTAAGAATAAGGCTCACCAAACGAAAAAGCCCTGATATCATCTTTATCGATTCATTTCAATATACGGGGCTGAGCCGTCTCGCATATATCAGGCTCAAAGAAGACTTCCCCAGCAAGCTTTTCATATTCGTATCGCACGCTGAAGGAAAGAACCCACTGGGACGCACAGCACAATTTGTCCGCTACGATGTCGATGTAAAAATAAGGATTGAAGGTTTCAGGGCTTTATCGGCCTCAAGGATAGCAGATACAAGGTTAGGAACCACTAAGCCATTCGATATTTGGGAAAAGGGTGCAATGGAGTACTGGGGAGAAAAGTTTTAATCGGGATTTTAAACTTAAAAAATAAAGAATTATGAAAGCAACATGTGACAGTAAACAATCGGGGTTATTAAAGAAGTTTCACACCCTGTGTTCAAAAAACGGATTAAGCCAGGATCAGAAGACTGCAATAGTATCATCCTTTGGAGTTGAAAGCAGTCGCGATTTGAATGTGATGCAATTACAACGCGCATGCGATACCCTGGGCAATATCGTTAAAACCGAAACATCGGATCTTGATGTTTGGCGCAAACGCGTGATGGCTTCAGTCGGTGCCTGGCTTCGTTTGATTGCACAGCCACAGAGCGCGCCAATTATTAAAGCAATTGCATGCAGGGTAACGAAGCACGAGGATTTTAATGATATCCCCAAAGAACGCCTTGTTAACGTCTATTACCTATTTCTTCAAAAGCAAAAAGACTTTAAAGCAGTTGACGGGATTGCAAAAGAGGAACTTGAAACATTAACTTATTTGAACTAATGGAATCAACAGTAAAAACATTAGAAGAGTTAAAGGCAGAAATTGACGAATTAACTCACTTTCAAATGTGTAAAATGTGGCGGTCTGGCAATGCAAATCCAGCCTATTTTGACAGTACTAATCCGATAGCAAAGTATTTCAGTGATCGATTATTTGGACACTTCGGAGGATTTACACCGGAGATTTCAAAACAAATTGGCTGGTAACAGTCACCCGGAAGCGGCTCCGGGGTTCGACTCCCCATCCGGTTCAATGACAACAATGTCAGATATTAAAAAAACGAAAATGAAAAAAGTTTTAGTAGTTGGAATGATCGTGAAATACAAAACGACGGAAGCTGATCAATCAAAAATGGCTGAACACCGATCGGTTTGTAATGTAAAAGAGGAACTTCCGGCAGTGATTGTTGCAGTTTGGCCGAACGATGTAGTAAACCTAAAAGTATTGCTTGATGGCCAGGGCGAAATTTGGCAAACATCAGTTATCCAAGGTGAAGAGGTTGGACAATATAGCTTGTATCCAAGCGAAGAGAAAGAGTTTATTTCTGAAATAGAAGGATTGATTATCAAACTTGCAGGTGAAAAACACGAGTTAGAGCAAGTATCAATCAGTATACAACAAGATTTGGAAGCGTCTAAAAATACGTTATCGGACATGCTTGCAGTGAAAAAGGATCTTGAATCCATATTGGACGCTATCCCCTCAGTGAAACTAAAACTCGTAAACGATTTGCAGGCTCAATTTGATGTGTTCGAAGCTGCCGCTAAAACAGTAATGGTCATACCGACCGGAACTATAGAAGCCGAAGCTGTAACAGCAAAGAAGTAACCGGAGGCGGTCCTGGGGGTTCGACTCCCCCATCCGGTACAATACCGAATATTCGGTAGAACATTAAAACTTAAAATTAAAATGAATACTTGGTTCGAAACAACAGCAAAGTACATCAAAATGGATGAGAATGGCAGAGAGCGTAAGGCGAGCGAAACCTATTTGCTTGATGCGATCAGCTTCAGCGAGGCAGAAAACCGCATTTTCAAAGAGCTCCAAACAATGGTGAGCGGTGAATTTATCGTGACGAAAATTGCCAAAACAAATATTTGTGAAATCATCCCTTCAGATGATGGCGACCGTTGGTATAAAGCAAAAGTTTCCTTCATCACAATCGACGAGGAATTAGGTAAAGAAAAAAGAGTTGCACAGTTTGTCCTGGTGTTTTCCAATAGCCCCAAAGAGGCATCAGATCAGATTACCGAAGCCATGCAGGGCATGATGGCAGACTTTGAGATATCTTCAATTTCTGAAAGTAACATTTTGGATGTTTTCCCCTACTCAGCAGACGAAAAACAAGCATGGGCTCCACACCTGAAACCAATAGAGGCATTTTTGGCAGCCGGAAATTCTGAGGAAGATGTCGATTAAGAAATACAATAAGAGTGAAACTCAAATCTGTGGCGACTGCAAAGGGGATGGCCAGCGATGGTCAGAACTGGAACCGGCTCGCCACGGATCCTCCGGAGTCTGCGAGATGATCACATGCTCCACCTGCACCGGATCAGGCATGGTAAAAGTAACCAGGGATATCACCATTACAGTTGAACCTCACATAACAAAGCAATGCTAAAAACAATCAAACGTTCAGATCGCCACAATATGTATGATCTCCGGGTTCGGATGATGGTTGACGCTATAATAAAAGAGCACAATACATTGGATGAATTCAAACAACAGTTCTTTGAAAGAATTCAACTAATACCTCAAATGTCAGCCTATGCTCCAGCCTTTTGTTATGTCCTGTTGCGTAAAGAATTTTACATGCAGGTCTGGCATCGGAACGTATCCGGGAAAAAAGACAGGTTATTGTTCGATGTCTTTTCAGTTACCGACTTCCCATTTACATATGACGAGTCATGCTCAAGTCAATCCTAAAAGAAGTAAGGTTTAGCCTGTTTGATAAAAAGGCGATATCCCTGGTCTCTCAAACCACTTTAAAGTGTGATACCCTCGAACAGTTTGTGACGGAATTCAACACACAGGTTAAAAATACGGAAGGCTTTGGGGAGTTATTTAAGATTACCTATTACGTGACGAAATCAGCAGATAAGGCGCAGGTGTGGCGAAGGAGCATGAACGCAGGCGCTGATCGGCTTTTATTCGAAATAGTAGCGTTAAAGTATTAATTAATCAATATTTAAACAGTTTTTAAAATGAAAGCAATTGATTTAAAACAACTGTCCGCAGCGCAAAAAGCAGACCTGATGGAGCAGTTAAAGAAAGAGAATGCCGCGATAAAGAACCGCGAAAAAGCGGAACGCGAGAATTACAAGATGATCGCCAACACAACTGTCGGTGAACAGTTTTTGAAGCTTGAGCAATTGAGCAGCATGTTAAGTATTGCCAAAGCAGATGTATACAGGCAGTTTGCCGCAGTAATTGAGCTTAAGCAGGAGTTATTTGGTGCGAAATCCGGACAGATGAGCCATACTTTTACCGATGATCAGGGTAGGTCTATCACGATCGGGTGGCGTCAGGTAGATGAGTTTGATGATACGTTGGACATGGGCATCGCGCTGATCAGCGACTACATCTCCACACTGGCCGTTGATGATAATAGCGCCAACCTCGTTGAGATGATCAATAAGCTGCTAAAGAAGGATGCAAAGGGAAATCTGAAACCAAACAGGATCCTCGATCTTCGTAACCTGGCAGAGAAGATTGGCAACGAACAATTATCCAAAGGTGTTGAGATCGTTCTTGCAGCCTACAAGCCATCCCGCTCAGTTATTTTCGTGGAGGCTGATACCAAAACACAGCAGGGTGCCAAACAATCGGTAGCGCTGTCGATCACCTCCGCAGCATTTCCCCAGGGATACGAACCGAACTTTGCTGTCTTCAAATAATGGATGCTAAACAATTCCGGGAGGCTGTGCAGACCATGCGCAGCCTTCAAAAGGAGTACTTCAAAAACCGTGACGGCCTTGTGCTACAGCGGTGCAAATCGGTTGAGAAACTGATTGATCAACACCTGAAGGAGGGAGAGCAGGAAAAGAACGCACAAAAATCACTATTCTAAAATGGCAATTCTAAAAAAACAATTCGATATTCTTGAGCTTGGAAAGTTGGAACCATCAGTGCTTAATAACCTGGCTTTATGGTTTGGTGTAGATACGGTAAACAAAAAAAAACAGGATGTCATGTATGAACTTTTGGACGAACAATTTCGCCGCAACAATGGTACGTCTAACGTAGAAATGGCCGTCCCCTGCAAATCTACCTGTAAGAAACGCGTTTACCTGGTTGCAAAAGTTTCGGGATTACCCGAGGCCGAGGTTAAAGCCAAATACGAGAAGGCGCGATTGACCGTAGAAGCATATGGCTACGAAGCCGTAGTTCCAACCGAATGTATCGCCGCAACTACCAACTGGCATTATGCCATGCGACAACTTATTCCAATCATGCTCGCCTGTGATGCTTACACGCTCATTGATGAGCCCTGGACAACTGCCGGCGGTCTTGTCGAAGATACGATTGCCAATTGGGTACTGCTTCCAAAACTAATGTTCTCTAAAATCTAAAATATCATGACCAATCTCTTAATTTTCCTTTTCTTTTTTCTTCTCCTCTGTTTGTTCACTGTAATATTTGTTGGGATGGCCTTATTTGAACATCACTCCAGTGAGCTTAAGCCTTACGATTGGGAGTCCACTGATAGCCTCTATCCGGATAATGAGGATAACGTAATCTTCAAGGCATAGAAACGAAAAAAGAGGCTCCGTGTAAACAGATACCCCTTTGGACTTAGCACTTCAAAGATAATTAAAGTTTGCATATGGCCTATAACCGACGGAACATATTGAAAAGAATTGTTGAGATCCAGAACCTGACACTGGAGCATACTTCGCGCGGAGTAACCCAGGTATGGGTTTACGAACACGTTATTCAACCTCGGTTTGTAATCAGTAATCGGACATATTACAATTATCTAAATATCAATGCAAAAAGGATACTCAACGAATCCGAAAAGCAGAGCAAGCAGTTAACACTATTTTAAGTCCATTTTTAAGAATGTGACTGATTGATAAAGAAGCCTCGGCAAGAAATTGTGCGGGGCATTTTTATTGCAGTTTTTTTACTCATACGTTGATCACGTAAATAAATTATTTACATTTGTAGCGCTTGTCACCTATGTTTTTATCGTTAAGAAAAGGCTTTGATTCCCCAAAAGAGGAAAATAAAGCCTATGGATGGTCGGATCCGTAAGGCCCGACGACTTTCTTAGCGATGGCTATAAGGTGACAAGCACATCCATAGGTGTTTATATTTTCTTAAAAGCCAAACTAATGTCAGTAACATTCAAACCAGAAAGTTTTATTGTTGAAGTAAAAACAAATGCAAACCCAGTTGAAAGCTGGTTGGAAACGCAGGACGAACTCATAGACCTGCTTCAGTCCGAAAATGAAGAAATGCACCTTGACAGATTCCATTGTCTTGAGATTATTAGAAATATGATGCCAGACGTAGAGACCGCAAAAAAAATGTTGTCTGCACCAATAGTGTCAATAAAATAAGCCTCGTATCTGCCTATTGGTGGAACGAGGTTTTATATTTTGATAAATATTTTCTATTTTTAACAAAATAATTCAAATCTAAAACTTAATTACATTAATAATGAAAACAATAACTTTTATTCTATTCTCAACGATGTTAATGGTCGTTTCATCCATCTCTTTTGGACAGCAATTCAAATATGATGATTTAACCACTACCAAATTTTCGGCTTATAAAAATTATTACTTTGACTCTTATATTAGTAAAGACGGAGTCCTTTATAAGATCACCGACAGATTGAAAATAGGTACACCATCTTCAAATAAGACCTTTGCGTTTATAACAGATGATAATCCTCTCGGCTCCTCAAACGATAGTCAATTAGGAGTTAGTTCAAGTGGTGATCAGACCGAAATCAAAAAGATATATGTCACGGGTAATAAAAGAACTGGGTATTCAGTATATTTTAGGACTAAAGGGTATAATAGTTTTTCAAACTTTGTTATTAATATTGAAAATGCCATTGGTGCAGGAGAAATTAAGCCATTTGGTAAGACAAGTGATGAGGCTTTGTCTGAACTTAAAAAAGCCAAAGATAAATTGGATCTTGACCTCATTACTAAAGTAAAATACGATTCAATAAAAACTGATCTATCCAAATACATTAAGTGAAAATCCACAATACAAGGGGATACGAGCAATTTCCCCTTAAATGCGGAAAGCCCAGGGCAATTGTCCTGGGCTTTTTTTAATCCGGTATGTTGATGAATGTCGTTTCGTACACGAGGTTAAACACTTTTAGTTTATTCCGCCCTGGTGCAGGAGATCCTCTCCTTCGTGCGAGTCCGGAAAAGGTTCCGTCACCGTTCCACCCCTGAAGAGCAGTATGCAGCGATGCAATTGTATCGAGCGGTGCGAGCGCCTTTGCCCTGGTATCATCGGGCGCTGTAACCTGGCTGCTGCCTAATGGTTCAAATGCCAGTTTGATTGTAATTGCGGCGTTTACCATTTGCTCGACCGCTCCGGCGCCTTCAGCCAAGTTTTTACAATCGGGATAGGCAATATCGATCAGCGCACATGGAAATGCTACAGCCGGGCGTTGTTCGTCATTGAGTTGTCCCCAGTCGTAGTCGATCCACTTCAGGTCGGGTACCAGGGAGTGAAGACGTGCGGAAATGGAGAGGTAAATTTGTTTGTCCATAATATTGCGAATTATACTAATTAATACGAATGACCGATTTTAACTACCTAATTATTATCAGGTAATTCAACTGTTTTACCAGCCAACTCATGACTACAATCACTCAAAAATTGAATCATCCCTTCCTTTATGAACGAATGGCATCTTATAGTCGATGGAGGCATTGTTACTAAAATTGACGGACTCACGGTTGGTTTTTCGTAATCATTGTTAAACGTCCAACTTTCGCCAAAAGCGTGAAGACAATCACAACCTTCGCAATAAAAATAATATTGAGCAGGGTACCCTTCTACTTGTTTTTTAATGATCTTTGCCATATTTCGAATGATTAAACGTTTATAAAATATTGTTTAAATGGTTATTAATGCGATCTTTTATTCTCGCGGTTAAGTCAATGGATTTGCCCATATACTGGCGCTGCGGGATTTTTTGATTGATTGTGTGTGCGCCAACATTCACCACATTCCCTTTTTTAGATGTTCGCTGATGTGCAGGAATTACAACCGGACCAGTATAGCCTTCGTTGTGTGTCTGCGCATACGGTGTTTTATCGTTACCGGCTGAGATGATTACTTTGTCTGCACTCACATAAGCCGGGCGGATACTATTGACAAGGTTGCCGCTTTCGACCAAAAGAGATCCGCTGTTTTTTGGTTTCTTCAGCGGTGCCCAGGGCTTTGCCGCAAACGCCTTTTCCGTAAAGGTCTCTTTGAAATATTCTGTAGCTGTTTCAGCAACAATATCAGGAACATCGTTCATCACCAGGTCGGGCAGCGTGCTTAAATAATTCTGAAGATCATCTAATGTCATTTGCCTTGCTTTGTAATTAGCAGTCCCCTGCGGTATTTTGCATTTGGTACTTTTGCCTCCATCTTAAACCAAGTTCGAATCTGATAAACAATTCCTTCCTTGATTTCAGCAATAACTGCCAGTGTCTGATCTTTGTAATGCTTCAGAAAAACATATTGATTAAATGTATCACCAGTGTAATTGTTGATCCATACCTCATCCGGAGTCTTCAACGTTTCATCTACACCATTCAGTAAAGCGGTTCTTTCGGCATACTTCGCCCCGTTTCCATTCAGAAAAGCTGTATCCTCAAATAGTACAGACCGATCTTTATAATCCTTGAAAAATAGTTTCCCATCTTCACTGATCATCTTCTTAACGAAATCACCTGCGACACCAGGGAAAACCGGAAGATCGAATTGTGCAGCTGCTTGCAGCACATCCATTTGTTTCAGACCATATGTTTCGTAATTCACATCCTTGAGCAGCGTTTTAGCCTGCTGTGGAAACTTACGGATATACATCTGGTTTTCGTTGAATAGCTCCGGCGCCATCGCCCTGTTGATGCCAAAGCCCTGCGCCTGTGCGGAAGACCATTCCGGCGTTTCAAAATAAGCGTCAACCCTTGCACGCATCGCTTCCAGATCGATGCCTTTTACCTCGGACGCCATACGTGGAACGATATAACAGCGGCACTTCCATCCGTTGGGTGGCCATATCTTTTTCCACCTGGGATCGTTGGCTGGAAGTATGATTCCCTCCAGCAGCTGATGCTCCGGCCTCACCTTGTCATCACCGACCGTCTTATACTCCCAATAAGGAAATAGTTTAACCTTGCCTGATAGCCGGTTGTAATTCTCGGTTGATGCTGCTATCAGGGAGGCCGTCTCCCATTCAGTCCGTTGCCAGGTCTTATTGAAAACCTCCATCTCGGCTTTTGCCAGTTTATAAAACTCGCCAAAGCTTTTACTCTGCCTGAACAGCTCATTGAGTCGTTGAATTTCTGCCAGATCTTTTGCTGCGCTGAAGTGAAACAGATTCAACTCCTGGGCAGTCCGGAAGGCGTCGTTCTGATAATTGTAAACAAAACCAAGATCGGCCAGCTGCGTAGGCCGGTGATCGAGTGCTGTGATCAGATCATCTGCAAGAAAGCGGAACAACTCCGGATTAAACAGGCCACCATTGCCGGCAACCTGTTTAATAATTCTGTCGTTAATGTCGCCATCATTCAGCGTGAGGAGATCGCCAGTTGATGCCCCGGTCATCACT